CGCCGGATGGCCATCGCCAGCACCGCGTTGGTGAACGTCCCGTTGGTCGATGCCCGCGTCCACCGCTCCACCGTGCCGCTGATCGCAATGCGCTGAGCAATCGCCGCGTACGGCGTCGCCACGTCGCTGAACGCGCCCAGGTTGGCCCACACGCCGTCAACGCCGTTGGTGCTGTCGGCCGAATCCTCGAGGTCGTACTCGACCGTCCCACTCGCGGCGGAGAAATGCTGCAGGAACCCTATCGCCCCGTAGGTCGACTGCGCCCCGGCATCGATCCCCGTCTCGTCGGTCGCGCTGGCGTGCGTGGTTTTCGCCACCAGTAGGGATCCGTACTCGATCGGGACGCCCGCCGCCGCCAGCAGCTGTACGGTGCCCTGCATCGAACCGTCCGCGTTCCGGCTCCAGTCGTAGTTGACCTGCTTCGCCGTCAGGCAGAACACGGGATCGCCACGGGTCGTCCCCGTCAGCACCATCGCCAGCACGTCGGTCGTCGGCAGCGCCGCGAGCGCGTCGTGCGTCTCCCCAACTGCGCTGTTGAAAAACACGTTGAACGTGATCTCGCCGTCGCGCATTCCCGCGATCCGCTCAACCGCGCTCTTGTCGATGCTCGTCACGTCGATCGCCGCCATGCTCGACCGGATCGTCCCGATGGCGCCGACGTCGCCCGAGATATCGAGCCCTTGCAGGTAGAGGCGCATCCCCAGGCCGGAGCTTTTAGCCACCGCTCACCCCCTCCCTCACGATGAACCCGTCGCGCACGAGCCGGTCAGTCACGGGGCCGCCGTACACGTCGCCCTCGAACCAGTACGCATCACGCCCCTCGCCGTCGCGATGGTGGAGGATGTAGCGGCCGCCGGGGATGCCCCGCGGATTCGCCACGACCCACGCCACAGGTACGTTTGCCCGCTTGCCTGCCATACCGCCTCGCTCCCGCGTCATGCCGCGACGCTCTCCGCGTTCAGGTCCTCAAGCCGCAACTCGAACTCAAGCACCCGGTAGATCTGCGGGCGTGGGTCCAGCGGGAACGCCCCAAAGTCCACCCCGCGGGTCCGAATCTCAAGCGACGTCACGCCGCTCGTCGCCGTATCGTTCAGGGTCGAATCCCCGATAAATGCGGTTTGAACCTTCCGCGACACGGCCCAGATATCCGCCTCCTGCGACGGCAGCACCGTGCGCTCGACCACCCGCGGCCAGAACACCGCGATGCGGAATACCTCGTCGACCATCACGTTGCCGAGCGTCTGCCGCCCCACCTCGGCGTCCTGGTCGCCCGTGTACCACCAGCAGGCGTACGGCCCGCCCGGCGGGAGCCCCAACGGCTCGCCCTGGAAGACGTCGACGAACGACGGGCTCGTGATCCCCTCCAGCAGCGCCTGGATGCGCGCGGTCGCCACGGTCCGGTCAATCGCCATTGAGCGCCCTCAGCATGTGCGGGAGGATGAACTGGTCGTATTTCATCGCGTTGAGCCGCTGCGCCGTCTTGCGGAACGCGCCGACGCCCTTGGTCAGCCGAACGCGTGTACCGCCCTGTAGACGGTTCCCACGGCGGCCTTCCTCCATCCACGTCCGCGTCGGCCGGTCGGCCGCCGGCCACTGGTGCGGCGGGTACAGTTTGATCCACCCGATCGCGTTCGCCTTGTCCCGGTGCTCCTCCGCCTCAATGTCCCGCAGAAACTCCCCGGTCCGCCGGAAGCCCCCGGCTTCGACGAAGCCCATCATGATCCCGACGCCTTCGTCCCCGAGCTCCTTCATTCCCTCCCAGGCGGCGTCCTTGACGTCCTGGACGAGCCCGCTTTCGAACAGCGGCCCCGATACCTCGATGTACGGACTCAGCTTTCGGCCGCGTGCCATCAGAGCACCAGCCCCGGGCTCACGCGGTCATAGCCCGCGAGGATGCCCTTTACCTGCGGCCAGAGGCTTACCGCCCCGCCGTCTGTCATCCCAATCGCGCCGCCCAGGCCCGTCTGCAGGTCCCAACGGTAGCGCGTCAGCTGCATGATCACGGCGTGCTCGATATCGTCCGGGTAGCGCCGCACGTACAGCGCCTTTGCCGAGTGCGCCGCCGCCGTTGTCCCGTTCACGCCCCGCACGCAGACGATCCCCGTCCCCGTCACGCTGGTGACGTAGACCTGCTCGCTTTCGATTTTCAGCGTGTCGCCGGCGTACACGGCGCTCTCCGCCGTGGCGCTCGCCGTGATCGTCGTCGTAGCCGCATCGGCCACGGTGCCCGTCAGCCCCACCGCGTCCAGGTCCTCGCTATACCCGAACGTGCCCACCAGCTCGACCCGCCTCTGCCCCGACGGGAACGCGGAACGGCTCCCGTTGACCGCGAGATCGACGCGGTCCTTCTGCGAGCGGTTGTACGGCCACAGCAGGAAGTCGGTGTTCTCGGTCAGGCTCAGCTCGTAGACACCATCGCCGTTCTCGTCGAACTTCAGCGTGCTCACGCTCAGCAGGTCGCCGGCTTCCTGCGTCCACAGCTCCACCCCGCCCGGGCCGTCGAAGTAAACGGTCGCGGTCTTCGCGTAGAAGAAACGCGGCGACAGGTAGCGGTCAAACGCACGGCTCACGGACGCGATCGTCCGCACCAGGGCCGCGTCCTGTGTCGCCACAGAATCCAGCCCCAGCTCGGCCTTCGCCCGGTTTAGCCGCACGTAGTTGTTCACGCTGGGACCGCCTCCAGCACTGGCGCCGTGCGGTACACCCACGGCAGCCCGGCCGAATCGAGCCACTCGCCCGACCCCACCAGCCCGCGGCTCGCCAGCACGGCGTCCCAATCGTCGCGGACGTGGTGCATCGGCGTGGAGGCGTCCGTGAACCCGCTCTGTGTGACGAGCTCGCCGCCACGCGCGAGCGAGGCCAGCAGCGCATCAAGCGCCGCCTCCGCATCCTCCAGGTGCTCGAACACGTGCCACGCGACGGCCGCGTCAAACCTGCCATGGACGGGCAACCCGTCCATGATCTCGACGTCCAGCCCGTACTTCTCCGCCCGGTAGGCGATGAACTCGCGCATCACCGGGTTCGGTTCCACCGCGGTAACCGTGGCACCGGCGCGGGCAAGCCGAAGCGCCGCCTGCCCGTTGCCGGCTCCGAAGTCCAGCACCCGCTTTCCGGCCATCGTCGCCATCCACTCGTTCGGCAACACCCCCGCACCCTTCGCGTGCCAGCGCGCCAGGTCGCCGAGGAAGTGCAGGCCGACGTCCTCGCGCCGGTACCAGTCCTCTTCTTTCTCCGACCGGCTCAGCCACAGCTTGAACAGCGCATCCGTCGCCGCTTCGCAGAACCGCCGCACATCCCCAGCGTCATCGCCCGAAAACGCGGCCATATCCTCGATCACGTTGTCCAGCAGCGGGTCGCCCCAGCGCGGCGGCCGGCCCATCTTCTCTACGACGTCGATCCCGGTTGACGGCAGCCCCGGCTCCTTGAGCGTCTGCAGGTCCTTGACCGTGTATGGGTACTCGCCCATGTGGATCAACACGATGCTCAGGTCGGCCCAGACGGTGGCGCCAACCTGGCGCGCGCGATTGCTAAACGCCCAGTCCTCGCTCAGATAGTGCAGCCGCCCGTCATCCTCCCGCGCCACGAACGGCGCGAAGAACGGCACGAATGGCCGGTCGGCGCCCAGCTCGACCTCCTCCATCCGGTGCGTGCCGTAGGCGTCGGCGAACGTCGCCCCCAGCATCCGCTCGAACACGTCCCGATGGCACGCCCAGAACCCGGTTGCCAGGTACTGGTACTCCACCGGCCGACGCTGCGGCGTCTGCGCGAAAACCTGCTCGCCCGTGCCCGGGATTGATCGGCTGGTGATATGCGGGGTTTGGCTGCGGGTCACGTACGCTCCGCCGTAGACGCCCCGCGTCTCCCGCGCGCCCTCGACGATTTTCCAGAAGTCTTGCCACTCGAAGACGACGTCATCGTCGATGATGACCATCACGTCGGCATCGGTTTCATCGAACTCGGTGCACATCAGCGACCGGCTCCGCCCGATCAACGCGTCGTTCCAGATGGGCGCCCAGATGACGGACTCCGCGTAAGGGTTGTCCATCATTGCCGCCATCATCGCGCTCGCCGTCCGCACGTTGATCTGCCGCCAGATGCTCGGCCCGACGAAGACGGTCACGCGGCACCTCCGCGGCCCTTCGCGCTCTCGGAAGGGTCGCCCTTCAGCACGCGCACCATCCCCGCCTTCACGAGCGCCGCTACATCGGTATCATCCGGCAGCTCGTAGCGCTGCCCCGGAAACAACGCACGCCTCCGGGCGGCTGGGTGAGCCTTGCCCGGAAGCATGACGTCGCACTGTTCAATGGCCTCGATCCGCATCATCGTTCCCCTTCCAACCGTGCTCACCGGCCAATGGCCGGGCTAGTAGACGTTGTGGCTGATGCCCGCGAGGCTGACGTTCGCCTCTGGCGTCAGCACCGCCCGAATGTGCTGCGCGCTGGCGTTGTGGATGCCAGGCACGTACGCCATCTCAAAGGTGCTGTTTGCGTTTGTCTTGTTGGTGATCTGCGCGTTGCTGAACGCCGTGTAGTTCACGTTCGTCCAGTTGGCGTTAGCGGCGTCGTCCGGGTTGTCCCCCGTCTGGATGCGCGCGGCCACCGCCCCGGCCCCGGTCAGCGCGCCAATGCTGAGCGTAAAATGCACGCCCCGCTTGCCGCGCAGGCTGATGCTTGCGCCGTTGATGTCGGCGTTCGAAGACCCGCCGTTGCGCGACGCGGGCGCGACGCTGATCCCGCTGGTCAGCCCCGTCGCATCGTGAAGTGAGCTCATCCGGCCCATCTCTGCCCTCCTGGTATCTGGTATTGGTGGCTGGCCGCCCGAGGCCCAATCGGACGGCCAGCCTTCGGGAGAGGTAAGCCCGCTGTTAGCTGCCGGCACCCTTCCAGATGCGGAAGGCGTTGTTCTCGGTGAAGAAGGAGTCGTAGCGGGCGCGCATCTTGAACGCGACCTGATCGCTGCGGAACGCCACGCTGTCGTCACGGCGGAACACGGTGCCCAGCCGATCCATGAACACGTAGTAGCGCGCGAAGTCGCCCAGGGCGCCGACCTCTTCGTTCGCTGCGATGGTGTTGGCGTTGTCCCAGCCCGTGCCGTCATACATCACGATCGGGTAGCCCATCAGCCGGAACCCGGGCGCGTTCTGCGCGTCGGGCATCAGGAACGTCTGCCCGCCGGTCGCGCTGATCGACATGATCCGCGCCACAAGGCTCGAGGTGGTGTGCAACCGCGTGCCGCCGTTGCGGAACTGCGCGGGCAGCTCCATCACGGCGCTCACGACCTCCAGCAGCGTCGGCGCGGCCAGCGTCAGCAGGTCGGTGATATCGCTGATATCACCCTGCGCGGCGCCAGTCGTCCGCAGGCCCAACGGCTCGTTGGCGCCGTCGCCCTCGATCGCCTGCTGATCCTCGTAGCGGCCCCTCTCCTCCATGCCGACCTGCTGCAGGAACCCGACCACGTCAAACGCGGAATCGGCCAGCAGCTCCTCCGACACAGTGTCGTTGAAGCCGGTCTTGCGGATCGTGAACGCCACCTGGCCGAAGGCCGGGTCGCTGTCGCTGGGCGTCGCCTCCTCGGCGATGGAGCCCCAGGTAATCGTGGTCCCCGACGGGATGGTCCCGGCGTCACGGCTCGTGGTCATCACGCGGCTGATCTGGCGGGTCACACCGCCCGGGTAGCCCGCATCGTGGATGAGTTCGCTGCGGTCGTCCGAAGGGACCAGGTAGCCGCCTTCGCTGTCCGTGTTCTCCTGCAGCGCGTTGCGCGCCCCCAGCCGGTCGAGCGCGCGCTTCAGGCGGCCGCCGTCATCGTTCCAGCGGGTGCTGTTGAAGCCCTTCCGCACGTACAGCGCGAACGCCTCGCGCTCCTCGCTGGCCTCCCGCATCAGATCCGCGCCGTAGCGCGCCCGGATCTCCGGCAGCTGCACGCTGGCCGGATAGCTGCGAATGTAGCCCTCGGTCGCCTTCGTCGCGAACGGCACGATCCGCCCGTTGCCGAGATCCTTGAACCCCGACGGGCTCAGGTTGGCCTCGTCAGGCGTCACCAGCCGCGTGATGTTTTTCGCGGCGTCATCCGGGCTGCGGAAGTCGGCCAGCGCCGGCGCCGGCTTGTGGAAGCTGTCGATCGCGGCCTCGGCCGCCTCCAGCTTGCTCAGGTTCTCGTAGCGCTTGCGCGCGCCTTCGGCATCGGCCCATGCGCGGTCAAAGGCATCCAGGTCGCCGCCGGCGGCCAGGCCCTTTGCTTTCGTCACGGCCTCTGCCCACTCGTTCTTCAGTTCCGCCAGGCTAGGCACTCAGCATCTCCTCCACTGCGGCCACGACCTTCAGCCGGGCCTCCCTCCGCCATCCCTCGCCCACATCGCGAGTCCCGTTAACCCCGCCTTCCCGGCGGCCGTCATCCACCGCGCGCGCTGCGGCGAGCTCGCCGCGCGGCGCGTTGCGGAACACACTCAGGTCGAACGCGTTCGTAGCGGCCGGCGCTGTCGCCAGCACGTCCGCCAGCTTCGCGGTCACCGACTCCTCGTCCGTGAACCACGTCTCCTCCGCCATCAGCCCGCGCCAGTAGTCCACGGATCCGCCCGCGCGCGCGGCGTAGATGCCGGCG